ATATCAGACTGTGGATAACCACCAGTAGAATTTAATGTATCACCATCCCATGTCAGGTTAGTACCAGCTGTTATCCTATCAGATGGGTTACCATCCAATTCACTATATGAAACATCACTCTTCTCAAAGTGAATATCAGTGTTAGCAATATGAGAGTCAACCTGAGCGTGGGTGTTCACACCAATGTTCTGAAGATTAACGTGGTCTATATCAGACTGTGGATAACCACCAGTAGAATTTAATGTATCACCATCCCATGTCAGGTTAGTACCAGCTGTTATCCTATCAGATGGGTTACCATCCAAGTCACTATATGAAACATCACTCTTCTCAAAGTGAATGTCTGTATCAGCAATATGGGAATCAACCTGAGCGTGGGTGTTCACACCAATGTTCTGAAGATTAACGTGGTCTATATCAGACTGAGGATAACCACCTGTAGAGTTCAGAGTGTCACCATCCCATGACAAGTTAGTCCCTGCTGTTATCCTATCAGATGGGTTACCATCCAAGTCACTATATGAAACATCACTCTTCTCAAAGTGAATATGAGTGTTATCAATATGGGAGTCGATTTGATTATGAGTGTTTACCCCTATACCTTGTATATCTGAATGATGTATTTCACTGGTTAAAAAATGAATGGAGTGATCAGATATATGGTTTATTAATGTAGGAGTATCAGAGCCAGTTACTACTTGAACATTACCAATTTCAGCTTGAATTACATTCTGAGATAATTCAGCATCAATAGTTTTTTGTACTATTTCAGCTTCTATATTATTATTATCACCCATTTACTTCACCTAAAAACTTAAAAACAAGTAATTAATACTACTTTATGTATATGTTTATTATGTTGAAAAGTTTTTAGCTGATGGCAAAATATAAAAGTGTCCTTCTTTATCTTGTATAGGCCATATTCGATAAGCATCAGACATTTGATCCCTCATCCATAATTCAGCTAATTTATATTCACCTAATGGATTATTTGTGTCCGATATGCTTAATGTGAATGCTGTGGAGTAACCAGATAAAGCATTATTAGCTCCTGTCCATTCTTTCTCAATAATAGGATCAGAAGAATTACTATTCTTTACCGTGAAATTAAAAATATAATCTGAAACAGAACTATAATCAGATGGTAAACTTACTTGAAAAGTTGTTTTCTGAGTTTGATATACTTTTATTTTTTGTGGTTGCCCAGCATCAGCCATAAACTTTAACCTTCAATTTTTTCTGAATCTGCATTTACGAATTCATTTTGATCATTATTCACAACTTTACTTTTTTTCTTCTTATTGGTCGATCCCTTTGGTCTACCGGGTCTATCATACCTTTTCTTAATCTTAGGTCTACCGGGCTTACGTTTATTAGGGCCTCTATGTCTTTTGGTGGATAAAACCTCAGCTTCAGATTTATCTACGTTATTAATAGCATTAGCTGTGCTTCTTGTTGCTACTATCTTTGCACAACCACACTCTACAGCTTTATTTGCGGCTTCTTCAGTTACCCATACTTCCTCACCTACCCAAACTATTACATACTTATCCTTGCTTATTTTCTTACGCTTGTAATCACCAGTGTAAGGTGTACCATTGATACATTGATATTTTAACTCATTTATTTGTATCTTATGGGTCTTTGGGTCTTTCTCACTATCAAATTCAATCATTAAATATCCCTTTCTAAAAATAACACACACCGGCGGGGATATAGAAAGGAGTAAAGATTTTCCCCGCCGGGTGTGGTATTAACTATTTAATTACGTACTAACTACGCCACCATCAAGTTTACTATAGTTTGCAGCTCCATCCTTGTAAGGGGCATCTGCAAGGTCTAATCCCATAAGCTCAGCAGTAAATACAGTATCAGAAGCTACTGCGGTATACTGGAGAGTTGCATAACGTTTCAGATACTTAGCATCGAATACGTAGTAACCTGCATCCGAAGAAGTAAAAGAAATCTTATTACTAGAAACACTTACACCACTAGTACTGTCACTCGGCATAATGACCAGAGTTGCTCTATCAGCCGCAGGAATCTCTGTCCCTGTGGTGAAAGCATCTGACTCATCAGAAGTACCAAGAATGACATCTTCCAGAGGGTTAGCTGCTGCCGCGATTGCGAGAGTTAGATAACCATTTCGGGAAGTACCCATATCGACATCAGCAGTAACGGTGTCACTGGAGGCGATAGTCGGTGTAGCATTATTAACCAACACTACTGATCGTTTTAATTGACTTATACCTTTAGGCATGTTTATTCTCCTATATAATTATAATTGTTACTTACGAAGTCTTAAGACCTGTCAACATAGTGAAACCTTCAGGATGACGCAGTGTTGCATCAATGTAACGAACTACCTTGATAAGGACGGAATCCTTAGCGAAAGCATCGCCACCTTCCTGAGTTGTCTCTATCCTGAGACCCGGCTTCTGACCTATCATCAGCTGACTCCAATCGCCACCAACCATGTAACTCTCGTTGCTACCACTGCCAAGAGTCTTAGAAACCTTATTAGTCCACTTTGCAGTGTTACCATAAAGCTCATCGACCTTAACACCTTCAGCTGTTGAAGGATGAGTTAGTAATGCTCTACCATCACTATCCTTGATAGTCCTAAGAATCTGACGATCCCTATGATTACCTACCCAACCATTGATATTGAGATTCTTTCTCTCAACTTCATACATTGCTGATGTGACATGATCAAATGTAACAACACCATTAACAGGAAGCTTAGACACCTGACTGTTATTGTAGATACCAAGAGGCTGTTTGCCACCTGTGCCTTCAAGAAGTACTCTATCCTCTTCCTCAGCCATTTCCTTTGCGATCTCTTCAATCACAATGTCATCAACCGAAGTGTTAGCATTCATAAGAAGCTCTCTGGATATCTGATAGATAATGACATTCTTCTTCAGCTCAAGACTAATCGAGCCAAATCTGATATCATCATTCTCATCGATAGTTTCAAGCTCGCCACCCCATGAAGTGGTAGGGCCATCTTCCATCCTTGCGATTTCCATCTTGTCACGTTCCATGTCCAGAATACGTACATTAGGCATAGTACGAACAACAGCTGTATTCACAAGTCGCTCAATGATCTCACTAGAAGTCTCAGTAGGTACAAGAATACCACCCTTAACATCATTGTCCTGCTCAAGAGCCTTCTTAAAATAACGCTGCTCTGTCGAACCTTCATCCCACTGACCAGTATGAATACCTTTAAGGAACTTAGAAAAACTATAGTTATCCTTTACATCATTCACAGTACTAGCAGTAGCTTTCCTCTTGGAAGCTTTTCGGCTCTTTGAGAAACTATTTCGAGCCTTTTTCTTAAGTTCATTTAATTCAGATTTCTTAATCTTCATTTTATAATCTCCATTAATGTTTATTTAATTATCGCCTTCTTGAGCTTCTAGCATCAATTCGGCAAGTTCTTCAGGTGAAACTTCAACCATTTCATCCTGATTTTCTTCGTCTTCTTTATCTTCTTTATTTTTTGTATCTTCATTGGTCTTTTCAGATGAAGTATTTTCATCCTCATCAGACTTTTTTTCTTTAGCTTCTTTTTCAGCCTTTATTTTTTCAAGCTGTTCTTTAACTCGTTTAGCTACTACAGCTTCAATTTCAGCTTCTTTTTCAGCTTTTTCTTTTTCAGCTTTTTCGGCATCGAGGATTTTCTTATTTTCCTCTAGCATTTCTTTTATGCTAGCTAACTCTGCCGCTAATTCTGCGGTTCTGATATCAGAACCATTGGTTGTGTCTGTATTTGCTTCACTCATTTCTTTATCTCCTTTATCGAATTTATCCATCTTATGAACAGTAACAGCATTTGTTACTAAATCTTCAAGTGCTTTCTGTGCATTGAAAGGAAGTAATTCTTTATATTCCACAAGTGATTTCAAATTTTTCGCCATCTTTGATGCAGACTCTTTATCCACATCAACAGAAGTTACTGATTTTGAAAATGACTTGATTACCAAAACATCGGCCTCATCGGCCTCTTCCTTTCTATTCAGCCCTAAATCTTTAATATGTTTTGTGATCTCAGATAGCACGACCTTATCGGTGTCTTTCGATTTCTCAAAACTGTTTGATAAAGCTAAGAGCTTCCCTCTATGTAAAAATAATTCACCACTCTCATATAGACCACTTTCACCTATTACCCCATTTTTAACAAAGTGATGTGGATACTTCCAAGTACTTCTATCTTCAGGATCACCAACTTCGGCAAAAGCACTCATAGGAAGCTTAGTTTCATCTATCTCTTCCCATTTAGGCTCATTAGGATCAATTGAAGATGAGTGGCTCATACATTTCGCAATATGCAATACATAATTCCCAAATTGTAAAGCTGTGCCCTCAAGTGTAGAATCAGTAGCGAGGCTTATGTCCTTGTCAACTGTATCACCATTCTTAATAAAGAAGAATTCGTTACCAGTGCAAGCTAGATTAACCAACGAAACTTCATTAACTGTGGGATTTACCAGCCGATATTTCTTTTTTTTGAACTTTTTACGTTTAATCATGAGTTCCTTTTCATAAAAAAGCCGTGCCTTCTTATAAAGATTACACTTTTTTTATTTTTTTTTATTATTTTTTCTTATTTTTCTTGGCTTGCAGACTATAATTATATATAGAGTTGTATCAATTTAGTGTATTCTTTAGTAAGTTTATACGCTCTTTCTGCCTAAGACCGCTTCGATTTGGTATGTATTTTGTATAGGTTTGTGATAGTATGAATGAATTAACAAAAAATGAAATTTATGAAGAATTTTCTAACTTTGTATCTAGAATTGCTATATCTTTCTACAATTCTTGGAATAATGCCTCTAATTCCTACTTAGGGCCGGATGATTTTATTCAAGAAGCTTTAATGAATTTCTGGACAAAGATAGAAACATTGGATGTAAAAAGGGATAAGTATCAAAAAGCATCATATCTTAAGAAAATAACAGAAAACTTTTTAATTAACTTCATACGTAGGCAACATACAAAGAAGCGTTATCATATCAAAGAGCCTATAATAGAAGATATAACTGATAAAAGTATTGAAAAGAACCAAAAAACAACCCTTATAGCCGATTATGATATCGAAAATTCCCGTAAGCTTACCGATGATGAAAGAGAAGCCTGTAAACTCTTAAAAGAAGGTAATAAGCTCCATTATGTTATTAAAATGTTAGGGTGGAGTTTAGAAGATAAACAAAAACATATAGAAAACATTCAAAAAACAATATTAGAGGATCGCTATGTCTAAAAAACCCACAGAAAATAATGAAAATGTTGAAGAAAATGTTGATTTTGATAAAGTATCAGAACAGATAGGGGTAATTCTTGGAGGGGCCTATGGTCATGTATCATCATTAACTAATCCCTCTGAAATGGAAGATTGGATTGCTCTTTATCAAGAAGATACATGGGTTAATTCAACTTGTAATGTTATTGCAAATACTATAGCCGATTTGAATTACATTCTCATTAAAAAAGAGCGCGATGATGATAATAATACCACTGATATCACAGAGATTAAAAACCATGCTTTAATTGATATACTCAATAATCCAAACCCTCAAACCACTAAATATGAGCTTTTAGAGGAATTATCCATATATTTAGACCTTGTAGGCACTGGATATTGGGAAATAGTGTATGATACTACGGGCGAAATTCCTATGGAATTATACTCAATTAGACCCTCAAGACTCACACCAGTTCCCTCAAAAGATGATAGATTGATAGATTATTATGATTATCAGGTACGTAAATACACCAAAAAGCATAGATTTGAAACAGATGAGATTGTTCCATTCGTTTATTTTAATCCTCTCAACGATTGGATTGGTCAAGGCTCTATTCAGGCTGCTGTTGATGAGGTGGTATTGAACCAGCATATGCTGAATTGGGCTAAAGAATTCTTCAAAAAGGGTACAATAGAGGGCATTTTGACCACTGATAAACCCTTAAATAGGGGTGAAATCCTTGAAGTTAAAGCGATGTGGGATGAAATGCGTGCCAATGATCGTAGGGGTTCTACACCTGTCTTGAGTAAGAACCTTAGATTTGACTCATTAGGTTCTACCCCTCAAGATGTAGACTTCTTGGAGGGTATGAAAGAGATGCAGAAAGCTATATTAGCTGTTATGGGTGTCCCTTCCACAATGGTAGGTATTTTAGATAATGCTCAATATGATAATTTCAGTTTACAGAATGCTCACTTCAATAAGAAGACCATAATTCCAAGGGCAAATAAGATAACAGGTAATATAAATAAATATTTGTTGCCTCATTTTTCATCATTACGGACTAAAATGGAAGAAGAACCAAACATTACTTATGAAGTTGTTTTTGATATGAAGAAACTACAACAGTCAGATCAGGATTCTATTACGAGAAGGCTTACTGAACAGATAAGAACAAGTATGATAACACCACATGATGCAAACAATAGATTAGGTAACTCAGAGAACAACACAGCACCAGATGAGTACTTCATTGATGCTAGATTGATTCCTGTAGAATACAAACTTAATGGTGAAGAAGTTGCCCCTTCTATCCCTGATAGAAATTTGAAAGATATAGAAAGAACTCAAATGACTAATATGGATTTGAATAATAAGAAATCTACACAGGTTATAGGGGATGATGATGGAGGTTCCTAGATTATATCATGTATCAGATTTATTCTGTGATCCTAAAGACATTGTAGGCCTCATAGATTCTGATCATTGGGCTATTGTACGTCTCAAAGGTAACAAACAGGTTAATTACTACCTGATGTCATCTAAAAACTTTCACCTCATGAATGATGCTTTAGAAAAAGTAAGGCAACCGAATGAGAAGTTACTTGTTGATAAACCCTTACCCCAAGGAACACAAAATTGGAGTTCATTGGGAGATAATAACATTTCGTCCATAGGAGAATTGTAAAAATGAAATTAGAAGAATTAACTGAAGATAGTGTTAAACAAATGACAGATAGCGAGCTTAAGAAGTTTAAGGATCGTGTACGTCAGCTGTATACTAAGACCGAGGAATGGAAAGAAGCAATTGAGAAATCACTCATTGGTGTTAAAGACCCAATTGATCATGAGGTGTTTTATCAGAAGTATCGACTCATTTTTAATGAGATAGAGGAAAGAAACCTTGATACCAATCCTATAGGCTCTCTTGATATTGACATGGCTCGACAAGCTATGCAGGGGATAGATAAGGCTCATCACGTTCCTATATTACTGGAAGAGGATGTAGTGTTAATTAGTGGTGAGTTTGCTAAGAACCATTCAAATAGTGAAATAGTTAATATATGTAACACTATTGATATTGATGAAGAGAATATGGAGGTACTAACTGATCAATTCAAAAAGATCACAGACAAAGAAGTAGAGATAGAGGATGAACCTCATAATGATGAAATAGTTATCCCTATGTATGATCTTGTTCTATGGCCAAAGAATAATCCTTCATTCCAGAAGATGGTGTGTAGCGAAGAAACAAATCCAAAAGAAGATGATGAAAGTATTATAATTGATTTTGATAAGAGCAATAAAGAATCTTTTATCAAATCAGAAGATCAAAGACTTATTGGCGGTATCGTTTATAGTGTAAATGAACCTGACCATGATGGTGATTATGTGGAGACAGAGGAAGAGATATGGAATGCTTTGGAATCTTTCGCTGTCAGGGGAAATGTAATAAAGTTCATGCACAGGGGTAAAAGAAGAGATGTAACTGTAGTGGAGAGCTTTCAAGCAGAAGCCGATACAAAAAAGGCTAATCAGATAATTCCAAAAGGTAGCTGGTACATGACCGTTAAGGTTCATGATGATAAACTATGGAATGATGTTAAGGAAGGACATATAACAGGTTTCTCTATGTCAGGTATGGCAGAAAGCAGAATAAAAGTATAGAAAGGATATATATGTTATATTGCTACGATAGTAACATTCAATTAGTAGGAACATTTGAATCACAAGTAGAAGCATCAAAACAAACACAAATACCGAGGACTTCTATTCAATATAGTCTTTACAATAACCAACCTTTGCAAAATGGGTTCTTGTTTACAGATTATGAAATAAGTAAACCTGAGCCTTATGTTAAGGTACTTCTTTTGGATATAGAAACAAGTCCCCTGCAAGCCTATGTGTGGCAAAGATGGAAACAGAATATTCATAGCGAGCAAATGATATCTGAATGGTTCATGCTTTCATGGTCAGCTAAGTGGTTGTATAAACCTGACACACTATCTGATGTTCTAACACCAGATGAGGCTGTGAATGAGGATGATTCACGTATAGTAAAATCTTTATGGAATTTGATTGATGAAGCTTCAATCATCATTGCTCATAATGGTGATAGGTTTGACATTCCTAAGATTAATTCACGTTTCATTTTTCATGGAATTGTTCCCCCTTCACCTTATAGATCAATTGACACATGTAATGTAGCTAAAAAGCATTTCGGGTTTTCCAGCAATAAACTGGATGAACTTTGTAAACATTTTGGTATGGGACAAAAGATCAGCACTTCTTTTTCACTGTGGGTTAATTGCCTTAAAGGTGACCCATCAGCATTGAAAGAAATGGAGACTTACAATCGTAAAGACGTAGGCCTACTGGAGGAACTCTATATTAAGTTGAGACCTTGGATAAGATCACATCCTAATATAGGAATCTATATGGATGGGAATAAACCCCGTTGCTGTAATTGTGGTGGTGACAAGTTAGTTAAGAACGGTTACTATTACACCAATGTAGCAAAATACCAAGCCCTTAGATGTAAAGATTGTGGTTCACCAGCAAGGGATAGAGTCAACCTTCTCACTAAAGCAGAGAAGGAAAAACTAAAAGCCCCTACCGCTCGTTAAAAAACACTTATCACATAAAGCTAATCCGTTAGTTTTATATCTACAACAGATGTGGGTAGCAGCATCTGAGCAACTAGAGCATAAAATTAGTAACTCAGGTAAAAGCTTCCCATGTCTTTTTTTAGTTATCTCCCAAGAGTATCCAATTGTTTTTATGAAAACTTCATCACGTTCACATTTTATAAAATTGTCCAATTAAACTCTCCCACTCCTTTATAAAGAATACAATTTTTAATATAATTTTATCAGTCTTTTTACTCTTAATTGACTAATATTATAATAATAATGACTATAAATATCTTGACAAATTTTCTAAAGTTATTATAATATGTCATAATAAATTTTACAAATAAGAGGAGCTAAATATGCTAAATGATTATGTAGATGAGATATATGTTATTAATCTAGATAGAAGTACAGAAAGATTCAAAGAGTTTAATATCAATAATGGTAAGTTACTTGGGGACTTTACTAGAGTATCCGCTTGTGAGTTTTCTGTTGTACCGGGGGTGAATCAAAAGTTCATAGGTCATTATGGCTGCGCTATGTCTCATGTTAAGATAGCAAAGGAGGCTTTAAGTAAAGGCCAGAAACAGATAGCTGTGTTTGAGGATGATGCTCTTCTACATACCCGTTATAGGGAACAATCCGAAAGTGTATTCAAAATCATGGATTTAAGACAGGAATGGGACATATTCTATCTATGGAACAGGTCAAAGAATTGGGAACCAATAGAAGAAGGTAAAATTAAACTCATTGAAGGTACTGGAAGAACTCATGCAATGATATTAGGGGAAGAAGCTTTATATTTCATTGTTAATAATGAACATATGTACAAAACAAAAGCAATTGATTACGTTCTTAGAGATTCAGAGACACTCATTAAATTTGCTTCATGGTATAATCTTGTAATCACCACTCCGGGATATTCAGAGATAGAAAAAAGATTTGCATATTGTCCTTTAGACTAAAAAAAAGGTTGACAATACCAAAAAATAGGATATAATAGTATATTATGGATAAAAGAACTAAAGAAACTTCGTTTTGGCGAACAGAAAAGGAAAGGTATAAACAGTGGTACAATGGTACACTGAATAAACTTCATGGTACTTCTTCACCTGCTGTTAAGTTCACATCAGCTACAACCTTAGACCATAATGCTATAATAACATGGTGGGAACATTTTCAGAAACCTCATTATCTTGATCAATTAAGAGCAGATAGTGATATGTTTGATGGTAAAGTGGTTCTGGATATAGGTTCAGGCCCTATGCCATCAGCCGCTTGTTTCAGTAAAGCTACTATACTATGTTTAGAGCCTGCACTAGATGATTATCTATATTTAGGTTTCCCTCTTCATTATTATCCTTATAATGTAACTTGGGTGCATGGGTGTGCTGAAGATATACCTTTACAAGACAACTCAGTAGATGCTGTTATATCCGTAAATGCTATAGATCATGTTGATGATTTTAAGTCAACTGTTAAAGAAATCCAAAGAGTTCTTAAACCTGATGGTGATATCAGATTGTGTTGCCATTATCATAAAGCTAAGACATGTGAGCCTATAGCTTTATCGGATCAAAAAATGAGTAAAGCTTTTCATTGGTGTGATGGAATGAAGAAAATTGAAAAAATTCGTAACGATAAATTCGTGTGGAGTAATATGAAATGAAGATAACAGGAATAGCTGATATACATACATTCTATGATGATGTTATTATACCTGATACTGATGTACTAATCATAGCAGGGGATGTTTTAGGTGCAGGTATTATAGAAGAATGGAATAAATTCATTACATGGATAAGTAAAATCAACGTTGATAATATTATCTATGTAGCAGGTAATCATGACCGAGTACTTGAGGATGAAAAAACAAAAGAACAAGCTAAGAAAGATTTGGAAGAGGCTGGTATTATATATCTTGAGGATTCGTCAGTTACTATTGATAATATCAAGTTCTATGGTTCCCCTTGGCAGATTAAGTTCTGTAATTGGGCTTTCAACCTTGATAAACATGAATTAGATGAAAAATGGAGACTTATACCAGATGATACAGACATACTAATCACACATTCACCAGCTTATGGAATATTGGATACAAATAAAAAAGGTGAATTGAATGGTTGTTTTTTCCTAAGAAATCACATTATATATAAGGTAAAACCTAAAGCACATTTTTTCGGACATATACATGAAGGCTATGGTCAAGCTTTTGAAAGTGATGTTAATTTTTTCAATGTATCTTTATGTGATGAACACTATAATTTAATTAATAAACCTATAACTGTTGAGTTTTAAAATAAAAGAAAGGAATAGATATATGGTATTAGACTATATAAAATTCATGAATGGTGATAGAGTGAATATTAAGCTACCTAATATTGAGGGCATAATAATAGGTTGCTTTTGTTCCAATAATTATATAACATATAGTGTAGCCTATTGGCATAATGGTGAAAGATATGTAGAAACATTAATTGAGCATGAAATTGAGGCTATTAATGAAACACAAGATAATACTAGGATAGGATTTTGTAATGAAAATTAAAATTATAGTGATAATGTTGACTTTAACTCTTACGTCTTGTATGAACTGCAAAACATGGGTAACTGATATGGATGGTTATCGTTATAGAGTATGGAGAACACAAAAAAGCCCTTCACAAGTGTTCTATTATGCTTACCATGAGTATTTATTGTGTCAAAAATGGTGGAAAGGAGTTTGTAATGTTAAAAAGTAAACCAGATTGTTACTGACAGGATTTGTAAGGGCCGAAAGATGTTCACCCTTGTCTAAGTACCTTTTTTAGATTTTCGTGGCTCTCAGGTCTCAAAAACGTTTCCCTCGACCGTTTTTGAGGGGTTCAAAATGATGTGCAGAACCAGTAAAAAGATCAACAAGTAAAATTTGCTTGTTGTAAAATATATTGAAAGGAATAAAAAATGAATAACGAAAAAATTAGAGAAATAATTGGTAAAGAACAGAATGACGATATATTGTTAGGTTCACTTATAAGATTCTATACAGATAATGGTTTGTTTGTGAGAATTTGTGATAATAAAGTTAAAGTAACTTACCCCATCCCTTTGCAGACTTGTCCAAGTGTACTTTTACTTGAGGGTAAAGGAATAGTTAAGACATTGGCTGAAGGTGTGGATACTATACTGGAAAAGAAGAAAGAAGCTTTTGATAGAGAGAAAAAGATTTGTATGGATATTATCGGTGACAAGTAATGAACACCATAAGAGAACTAACTAAACTCAGTAATGGTAAAGAACTGGATATTGAGTTTCCAATCACTCTGTTCAACAAGGATGGTCATATAGTCTACTACGAGTATGAAGACAGGTATTGGCAGAAGCGTGAATATAAAAAGGAAGGTGATCAGATGTACTTAGAGGACTCTTTAGGCTTCTGGTCTAAGTGCAAGTATAAAGATGGAAAGCAGGTTTACTACGAGGACTCAGACGGATTATGGTGGACACGAGAGTATGAAGGGGACAAAGAGATCTACTTCGAGAATTCAGACGGTGACATAATAGACTACCGTGAACCTGTAGACATGACAATGGAAGAAATTATCAAAGAACTTGGCAAAAATATTAGGATAATAGAATAAAAATCTAAAGTTTTATTTGACTTTTGTCGATACATATTTTATAATAAGAGCATAACACTAAAACCTTAAAGGAGAATGTGATGAACACAATAAGAGAGCTGACAAAACTGAATAATGACGATAAGATTGATATAACCTACCCTATTGAGCTTAAGAACAAAGATGGTAACGTAGTTTATTATGAAGACGTTGATGGAAACTGGATAAAGTATAAATATAATGATGAAGGTTTACTTGTTTACTCTGAAGATTCAAAAGGTGAGGTGATAGGTTCCAATGGAAATGAGGATATTAATTTGTTGGAGTCTCTTTCATATCTTGGATTTAACGTGATGATTATAGAATAAACATATGAGAAATTAAAAGGATTATAAAATGAAAACTCAATCATTGATTGTTCAGGATGCAAAGAATAATACCCTTCAAGTAGAAAGGATATTGGAAACAGAATTAAACGAAGTAAATTCAGAATTGGCTATAAATTTACTTCAAGAGGCAATAATATGTATTGATACTATCAGAATTTTACATGGATGGAAATATGGCAAGCAATATTGATATTGAGAAACGAATACAAGCAATTGAGATAGTAGTATTGTTACTGGCTGAGTTACAAGGACTACCTGTATCCAATGAATCAGTGGAAGAGGACATTATAGAACTCGCCTCTATGTATTCCTACGAAGTTATGAGCAAACATAAAAGGACATCCCCTGATGGATAATGATAAATTAAGAAAGAATAAAAATGACTAAAGAAACAAAAAAAGATTTAGAGCAAATGATTTATAATGATATTAATGGTCTCAAAAGCCTTTTAACAGTCATACAGAATGATAAAGAAGAAGGTTATACTACAACAGTATGTGATCTACTCTCCACACACGGTAAATCAATGGCAGAGAGATATGAGGTATTTAAATTTATCATAATAGAAGAGAATGAGAAGTTGGTTGAAAACCCCCAAACATAAATTTTCAACCAATAACAACCCTTTCAAAGACATTAAACAATGAATACAATAGACATGACTAAATCGACTTATGTTGAGAGTAACCCCCAAAACTCTACATAAGTCGTAATGAATTAAGATTTTCGATAAAGAAGGTAACGTCACAGATAAACAGAAACGTACAGAGTGCGTATGGATAAAACCACACGGGATAACCGGCGGACTGTTTTAAGAAAGGCCGAGATATTGAACACAATAAAAGAAATAACAAAATTGAGTAATGGTAAAGAGCTGGATATTGGATACCCTATTAAGCTGCGTGATCAGGATGGTAACGAAGTATATTATGAGACAGAAGCTGGTTACTGGCAGAAGCGTGAGTACGAAGATGGTAACGAGACCTACTTCGAGGACTCATACGACTACTGGCATAAGATCGAGTATGACAGGGATGGTAAGCAGGTATACTTCGAGGATTCGACTGGCTACATTGAAGACCGACGAGAAACGGTT